TGATCCTTGTCTTGAATCACTGATTTGTGCGCATGATATATGAAGATAGGGACATCTGCTTTAATGATTCCTGGATCATAGTCATCGAGCATGTAATCTACAAACCTCTTCGTGTCGCCACCTGCGGGAAGGTCCAAGATGACTGCATCAGTACCCAAGACGGGTCTCATGTTCGTCGAGTTGACCAATGAAACGAAACGCTTCACGCCAGGGTTGGGCTGGGTCATAAGCTCAACTCGATAAGTGATTTCCTTCGAGAATTGGTGTGCAGTTACAAGCCACTCAGTTCCTCCTAAAGGGAAAGAATTGCACCACTCAATGTCACCTTTTGGTTCATTAGTGATCTCATCAAATTCCTGTATGGTCATTATGTGAAGATTTCGATCGATCGCACCCTCAATCTGCGCCAAGGTGGTTGAGACAGAAGCGTTAGGCTGATCGAGCTTGTTATTGTAGACGCGATGATATTTGTTGTCGCGCTCAACAATTTGTCGGGGCGTGCTCGAGGCAATTTGTATCCTACTAAGAACGGCCCCTTCTGCTATCATTGGTGGTGGATTGAAATACCTGTTGATTGCAAATGCCGTAAGGCCAAAGCCAGCAGCAACGGCCATCACCTTGCACACTTGTGGAATATCCACATTTCTCTTCATAGTGTGTATGGTCTCACGTAAAGGTTTAAATTTGACGTTGAGCATTTTTCGCAAGCGATCTCTCCACGGTGCTTCTTCAAATCTAGGGTGAGCATGTGCCAAGCCATCGCCTTCCACATGGCATGGATACTCTTCCATACCACGGACATAGTCTTCATAGGTTGGCACAGTCATCATCGAGTGAACAGTGGCTTCAGAGAATTCATTAAGAATCAACTCCTCGGCCTTAGTGCGATCAGGATCATCCCTGGAAAAGAAGCTGAAAGGACCGCCAGCCTCTGCTGTCAGAGGCGGTTTTGAAAAGTCACGAAGTAACAATTCTTTATCCTTAAAGCACTTCAAACATGGCATCGTGAACAAAGGGTGAGTTTCACAATGTTGTTTGAGATGCATGTCTGTAGACGACTGCACGATCTTCTCCTGTTTTTCGTAATAACCAGGCGTAACCTTGGCCAAATACTCAACAAGCTCCACAATAGAGGCCTCATGCAAAATGGGTTTGACGCCCCAATCGTCCTTGTGTGCCTCAGAATTATTACGTTTAATGTGAACTTGACCCATATTGAGTAACCAAGCGTCAGGTTGAGAATTGCCTGCATGTCGAGGATGCAAGCCACCATCAGGAGCAATGGAATCTTCTTTCAACTTGACTTCAAGAACAAGATCAAATCTACGCATGATTGATGAAGGATTGACAGAAAAGAAACTCGCATGAAGATCAGGGGTATTGCTGGTCACAATGACTATCTTACTACGAATGTCCATCTTGCCTTTCTTATCAGCTTCAGGACTTAGGGCACTACAATGCATGTTGTTGATGAATTGAATCAAAACAAAAAGAGGATTGCCCTCACATTTTTCAGGCCTGGTGTTGCCCATGTCGTCAAAGATGACACAAATGTGCTGAGAGCGAAAGTCGGATTGATACTTGTCTGATCCATTTATAGTGCAAAGGTATTCCTTGCCTTGGGGAAAGCCATTCACAGCAGAGATGGTATGGGCTATTATGCCAGCGAGCACACTTTTCCCCAGTGAAGAGCCACCGTATATGTAAACGGCGTAGGGCTTAACCCTTAGTCCAGCTTCATGCCAATGAGCTTGAACATCAGCCGCAATTTTATCCATCACAATCAACCGATGGTTCAACTCGCGAACAAGATTGGCATCATCAGTGCGTTTCTTGAGCGTCAAAATTGAAAGGCTCGTGTTGGTAAGATAGACTAATAATTCAGCTTCATCAGCAATGCCATACTTCTCTTTGCAAAGCTTCATCTGACCAGTGGTGTTCAAATGAACAGCGTCGACACTATTGCGGTAAGCAGCGTCGACTTCATCCGTGTCGGCATCAGTAAGCAAAAGTGAAAGATTGCCAGTGCTAATAGCAGGAATGACACAATCGGCCATCCAATCGAGAGTGCTAAACAAGTGGTGGAATATAGACGGGTTCTTTTTCCTGTTAGCAGCCACATGAACTGCTTTGTAGACTTCAACAGTTAGTTTGTTGGACACCGTTTCCGGAGCCAAACCACTAATAATCAGAAAGTTAATGAGACTGGATAATCTCTGCCCGAAAGGGCCTTCAGTCAACGCTTGCCAGTTCTTAGAGAACCAACCAGAGTTGGCATTGAGTGGCCCATCAACGGGGGCGAAAAGATTACCATCATCAAGAGGTGACCCATCAGATTTTTCTGTTAGCATTTGGGTCGCCCATTTACAAAAAAGTTCTGTAAGGCTAGTGGAGCCATGCCAGGATTTGATGTATTGTAGGACGGGAATAACCATGTCAGATAAACTGGAACGGCTATTGAGGTCAAAAACCAAAAGAATGAGGCCTTCAAGGCGTGAAAAGAGAGCGGATAGAGTGTTATCATCTTCATCAAATTGGACTACTTTCTTGACTCTGGTCATCATCTCAGTGACAGCGCCTATGGCATCAGAGACACCTGATATGGTGCCTCGTAAAGTGTTCAGCTCATCTATAATGCCAGAGCCCTGGGCGGCCAATTGTCTAACATTGGATTGGTGTGTCAGGGCAGTTTTGCCAAGACGTTTGAATTTATATCGATCGGAAGGGAGGGAATATTTTGATCGTTTAGGTTGCTGGACTGTTACGTCATTGTGTCAGCACAAACGATCATCAAAC